TGGGGTGGGGTGGTTACGGTCCTGAGTCTAAGCGGTAGGGCTCAGAACACAGTGATCTTCAGCTCGTTGTTGCCGGGGCTCACGGGGATCGCCTTGAACTCGTAGTTGTGCATCAGGATCCCGTCGTCGTCGTCAGCTTCAGGGAAGTTGAGCTGCAGGGTCGGCATCTCGATCTTCACCTTGTTGCCGGCCACGGTGCCATGGGTGAAGGCCAGGGGCACGGTGGTGTGGCTTTCGATCTTGGGGTAGAGGTTCTTGAGGGCCAGCGTGTCGGGCCGCTCCACCATGATCTCGCCTTCCACTGCCCGCTCGGTGATCTTGTTGCTCTTCGCGCAACCCACCAGCTCCCTGTAGCTCATCTCATTGGAGAGGTCCGCCGAGAATTCCGAGATGCAGAAGGCATAGCCGTCAAGCGTGGCATCCACCGTGTTGCCCGAGGCAAAGGTGATGGGCACCGCCTGGCCGGTGTAGGTCGGGGTCGCGAGCGCAACATCTGTTGGGGAGACGTAGGCGCCCATGAACTCGAAATCGATCCTTGGGATTTCGCCCACTTCGCAGCTGATCTCGAAGGAGCCGCGACACCCCAGGCCCACATACTGCACGCCGTCCTGGTTGCCCTTCATCGTCAGCGAGGGGAACCCGCTGGAGATGGGGCTATACACCACAGTGCTGCTCACGATGGTCTGCGAAAACCCGCAGGCCTGCACAAACTTGCCCCAGGCCGGTGCCGTGCCAGCAGTGCCGCTGCCGGCCAGCTCCACCCCGAAGCTGAAGGTCATCTGCCGGCGGCTATAGACAACAGGCCGAGAGCCAAGCCATGGCACCGCGATCTCGCGTTCCACCTCATCGGTGTCCACGCCGATCTCAAGGTCCAGCACCTGCACCGCTTCGGTGGCGGCATCGGGAGTGGCGTCGATCCCCTCGGTGGTTTCGAGCTTTGCCGCGATCAGGCGATTGCGTGACAGTGCCATGGGTCAGTCTTCAGTAAGAGGGGCAGGGGCAGGTGCAGGTGCAGGTGCGGGGGGTTCAGCCGCAGGCTGGGCATGATGGGCGCACCACGGCTGGGTGGTAGGCGTCACCAGGTCGTAGCCATCGCCCTTTTTGTTCAGGCGATATTCGCCGCCTACGGCTGGTAGAGGTGGAAGCTCAGACGGCACTGGTCAGGTCCTTGATGAGGGTCCGATACTTCACAACGTAGTGACTCTCAACAACCGCCACCCCATCGACTTCCATGCCCCATGTGGTGGTGCCCGGCTCGATGTTGCCCGCCAGCCCGCCGAGGGTCACATCCGCCATGAACCGGCTATGGATGTCCACCAGGATCGGATCAGCTGCCTGATCGGGGATTGGAGCATCAATCAGCAGCAGCAGCCGCACCTCGAGGTGATGCGGCATCGTCGTCACCCCAGCCCGGTTCGGCTGCGGCTCATTGCTCACCGGCTCCACCACCAGCGCCGGAGCCGCCGCCCGGCTGAACGCTTCCTGCCGTGAGCGGTAGATCCTGGGCGCCACCGTGGGCAGGCCCTGGAGGGTGGCCAGCAGGGCGAGGAGGATTCGTTCCTGGAGGCTGCTGGTCATGGCGCTCACGCGGACAGAAGGCGCAGGGAACGGCAGCCAATGTCGGCGCTGCCGGTGCCGGAGCTGCCGCTCAGAACGACCGCAAACACCCCCGCGCGGGCGCCGTCGCTCCAGAGACCACCAACACGCGGCAGCAGGTCATTTACGTGCCGCCTGAACAAACCATCACCCCCGAAATGGTTTGTACTGATTTGAGTGAGACTTGTGCCGGCTTGACGTGGCAGCAAACACTCGGTCATCGCTTGTCGAGTTGGATTGCCAACCCAAGTGGTTGATGGAAAGTACGTTCCACCAACGGCTGGAATCATGTGGATCCACGCATTGGCATCAGTCCACCAGACACCGTTGTCATTTGTTCCGTTTGCATCTGCCATTAGGCTTACGGTTGCAGCAGATAGGATGTTTGCATTGCTGCTGATGCTCCCCCAGTCCACCGAATCAGCCACCACGCGATAGCCAGTATTGGTGCCGCCAGTACTGGTCAGCCCTGGTGCGCACTCCCATTGATTGCCATTCAAATCAACAACACCGCTGAGCTGACCGTTATGCGTTGTTTCCGCAACGGCAGGCGTCGAGACACTGCCGATCCACGCTGCACCAGTGAATGCACGATGGTTTTCGCCTGCCCTACCACTGCTTACGTTGCCCGCGACATCAGTCCGATCAAAACGCAGCGTGCTTTTATTGACATCAGTGCAGTTGTTATTGTTGTTTCCTTTCGGTGCATACGGCGCTGTATCCATCCAGGCGGCATTCCCAGTCGCGCCACTGATTGGTGTGCCACTGCTGCCGAGCAGCGCCTGCGCATGAGCCAAGCTGAGATAGGCAAACTGCGAATAAACCCAAATCGGCACTGGGTGAAAGTCAGTGCCCCTAGAGCGCACGGCGGCCCAGCACCCGCCCATGTTATTAGCCGGATTTCCCTGCGATATATTTAGGACTTGGCTGTTCAACCGATCAAAAGGACTCCGCGCCGTGCCACTGATTCCACCTGCCGACACTGGCCAATGCAGCGGCCTGGAGACGGCAATCCCGCCAGAACTAGGTAGCTCGCCTGGTGCACCACTGGGGCTATTAGGTAGACCACTGCCATCAGGGCGGCCATTACTGGCCGCATACTTGTCAACGAAGATCCCAACCAGATCCGCTCCGCCGTTGCGGAACGCCCTGGGCAGCACTGCATTGCCGCTCTGGCTGTTGCTGATCACAATAGGCTGCCCATAGGTCGGGGCATCGGTGTTAGCCCCACCCTGAATATCCATGAAGTGCCTCGGAATGAAGCACATGATGCTCGCGCTCGGGATATGAAGGTAGTTGCCGTAGTTGGCACTGAAGCGATCCTCCGTGCCAGGCATAGGTGCCATATCATCCGGCAGCAGCTCCGGCGGGCAGCAGCCCACGCCAAATCCCATCAGCCCTGGAAGGCCAACGGTGTATCGGAATTCATCGGCGTACCCATACCATTCATTTTGAATCCCGTAGATCCCACTAGGACCAATAATGCGCTCTTTGACTTTAAGAAGTGGTGTGATCATTACATGATGCTCCCGGATAGGTTGTGGATGGGCTCGTCAACGCCCACATCCTTGACACCGATGCCGTAAGAACTAGTGCCAGCAGTGCCGATGTTCCAACCATTGCGAGGCAGCAGGTATGGGCCGCTAAATGTCAGGCTGCTGAAATCAGGCATGGCAGCATCTGATTTTCCGGTGACAGCCCAGCCCATTGCTCCGGCTCCCCCGTTAGCCAGCACCAGCTCTCCGTCGGTCGGCTTCCCGATGACCAGCGTCATTCCTCGCTCCCCGTAGTGTCGTCGTCCTCAGGCACCTCGTAGGGCGAGCCGTCAGCGTTGAAGCGCGGCAAGATTGGGCCGGTGTAAAACGGGCCAACTCGCAGATCTTGGCAAGTTTTGGTGGCTAGCGCGATGGCATACTCCTGTACCACCTGTCCAGGCTCTTTGCCCGCAAGGAGGGCGGTGGCAATCACCCCAGGCGCCAGCTCGTCAGGTACTTGAATTAAAAACTCGGCCATTGGTGGATCCTCCGTAATTAAGTGGCAATAAGGCCAAGTTCACGGATGCGAGCAAGCAGCGCATTAAGCTGCGTAATCACAGAGGCCGCATCAGTGGCGTCGGCCACGGCAGCAGGCCGATCCACTGGGGTGGCACCGTAGAAGCCCAGCAACTGGCCAGTAGCGGTGCCGATCTGCGTGCCGGATCCAGTAGTGGCAGCAACAATGTTTGAACCAGCTGCCAGTTGCAAGTTGCCGCCAAAGTAGCTCACCCCAGCGTTCACGAAGAAGCTATAACTGTTGCTGATCGTGACATTGGTGCCAGCGGTCGGTGCCCCGTCGATGTAGAGGCTGCTGGCGGTGGAGTAGGTGACGGTGGTGTTGGTTGCCGCGATGGTTGGGTTGTCGATCGACACCATCGCGCCGTGTGTCACGGTGCCCGATGCAGCGGTCGTGTTGTCGGTGTACGTGCCAGTGCCGCTGTAGAGCCGCCCTGGTGCCGTCACGCTCAGCGCCGGGCCACTGGCTGCGTTCTCTCCACAAAAAAACCGCCCGAGCCCCGTGAGCCGAAAACGGCTGGTGCCGTTCTGCAGGAGGTGAATCAGGTCTCCTGTGAAGTTTGCAGGGGCATTCACGCCCACACCGGTCCCTGCGAGACTCCAGCTGGTGCCCACAGCCGCGCCGGACGGAGCAACGTAGAACTGCGGGAACGTGGTGTTGTTGGCGCCACCAGTCACCAGCCAATCGCCGTTCAACCGCAGTGGCGATACAGACGGCGCCCCATTGGTGCTGTTCACCACCCGGCCCGTTACCGAGACAGTGGTGCCATCAAACGTCAGCGTCGAGATGCCAGCCAGCACCCCGTTGTTGTTGTAGATGGCCTGTTGATTACTGCCACCAATCAGGGCAACCGTACCTGTCGCGTTCGGGAAGCTGATGGTGCGGTTGGCGGTCGGTGTGACAAGTTGCAGTGTGGTCTGAAACGATCCAGTGCCCTGCAGCCTCACATCACCCGGAACCTGCAACTCACCGCTCAGCCAGCGGAACCCAGCCTGAAACCCAAAGCCTGCATCCAGCTTCAACTGAATATCGCCATTGCTGCCAGCAGGATCCTGCACTGAATCCAGGTGACCTGTCAGAGGGTTGAATTGATAGCCCATCAACTTCTGCTCACTGATGTCAGCTGATTGCTGCCGTTATAGGCCAGCGTCAGCGTTGCAACCGTGGTAGCGCCAGTCCTATACGCCACGCTGGTCAGGTTGCCTGATGTGTAGGTAAGCGCCAGGTTGTCATGCGCTGGAATTGCCAGCCCTGCGATGCTGTTCAGCGCCGCTACACCAGGCCCATCCGTGGCCAGCGTCACCCGCTGGGTGTTGGAATCAATCGCCCCGCCGCCACGGGTGATGTTCGGCGCCACCGGCACGTTGCCACTGATCAGCGCAGGCAGCTTGTCGTTAATGGCCGTGAACCGGCCCAGCGCTCGCTTCAGCAGCGCAATCAGTGAGAAGGTGCCGGCATCGCTGGTCGCTTCGGTGTCAGCCCTTGCCCCCAGGTCTACAGACGACACCGGCAACGGATTGCCAACATCGTTGTTCACTTCTACCGAGGCGCCCAGCTCAAAAGTCACCCCACTGCCAATGTCCACCGGCAGCGGTGTCGCTGTGGAAACGCTTCGCGCCTTGCCATCAGCTCCGATGAAGCTGTTCATGTCATTCGCTCCGGTTGGCAGGTTGAATGGGGATGCTCACCCAGGTCCCCTCCCCGGTTCTCAGCCCTTTGTGCACCACCTTGAACGCCCGGCCGTTCACCGTCACGCTGTTTTGGTAGTCGAGGTGGCCAAACGTCGCCGCCGGCACGCTGAGCACGTAGTCCACCAGCACCAGCTGGCCTTCGAGCACCAGCTCGCTGTTCTGCAGCAGAAAGCCACGCCCCGAGGAGGCGCCCGCCGTAACGGGCACACTCCCCAGGTGGTTCAGGGCCAGCCGGTCGGCGGCCTGTGACAGCGTGGCCCAGCTCATCAGCAGAAGAGGCGCACGCGAGCCACCAGCACGGTGGCGGCCTTATCGGCGATGAAATTGCCGATCCTGGTGTTGTCGGTAGCGGTGCCGGTCACCACCTTGGCGGTGTCGTCCCAGTAGGCCGCAGCACCAGCCGACACGGCAGCGCTGGCGGAGGTGAGATCAAACACGCCCTCGGTGGCCACGTTGATCACCTCATTGAGGGCGCCATCCACCACGCACACCCCGAAGAGTGCAACGCGAAGCACACCCTCACCGGATTTGCGGGCGTAGGGCAGTTTCATCTCGATGAAATCGCCCTCCTGTACAAAGTTTTTCATGGGTCAGATCAGAGAAAAGGAACAGAGGAAAGGGTCCGATCAGACCCCAGTGGAGCGGTAGAAGCCCGCGTAATGGGGCAGCGTCACGCCGAAGTCGAAGCGGGCCAGCAGCTCAAGGCCGTCAGGATCGCGCTTCTCCGTCGTGGTGATCGAAGGGCCGTTCTCACCGCGGAGGTAGCCGTACTTCACAAGGCCAACCAGAGGGGTCGGCCGGCTGGCCATGTACCAGAGTGCAGAAGAGTCATCACCCAGGCGTGGCTCCACGATCAGCTGCACCGATCCCGCAAAGGGGTTCGTTGCATTTGCGCCGGTCAGGCTGGTGGGTGCGTAGCTGCCGCCGGGGCCCTGAGGGAACAGGAACTGGATCGCGGTGGTTTCCAGCTGGTGAGGCACGATCAGGAACGCAGGCTGGAGGCTCAGGCGGTTGCCTGCGGCATCCTTCTGGTCGCGGATGGCCTGCCGGGCGGTGTCAAATCCGGTGATGCCAATGGCGCCCGATCCGGTGTTCTTGTGGTCTTGATGGAAAAGAACCTTCCCGTCAATCCCAACCGTTCCGCCGCCGCCGTAGGTCTGGTTGCTGGTCACGCTGCCGGTGGTCAGCAGCTCCCACACCATGTTGGATTCCAGCAGGTTAAAGCCTGCGCCGAGAATCAGCGGAACGCGCGTTAGTGCGCCCAGGTCATCGTTGATGATGAGCCTTCTGGAAACGGTCACCTTCTGGCCGTAGCTGGAGATGCTCCAGGTGCGCTTCCCGTCCACGAGGGTGCGGGCCTTGTATTCGCCGCCTTCCTTCAGCTCCTCAGGGATCATCCTCCCGGTGAAGTCCACCTCAGTGGCTTCCTTGAAGTCCGGGCGATCTTCGCGCTGAGCAAGGGGAAGCCAGGTCCTGGGCTCTTCGGCGTAGCCGTCAATCAGGGTCTTCTGCGCCACGTTCAGCATCAGGTTGCTGAAGTCGCTGGTGCTGTGAAAAGAGCGATCCACGATCTGATTGATCGTCATGCCCCGGGTGTTCACACCGCGAAGCTGCAGGAGCTCCCTTGCGATCTCCTGCATGGAGCAGTTGATCCACTCGCGGGCTTCATCAGCTGGGGCCTCATCAGCCTTTGCAGGGTTGGTACGGCTGGCCAGGTACGACACCGCCCGCTCAATCCCCTGCAGGGCCTTCTCACCGGCATCACGCTGCACCGAAAGCACAGGGATCTGCGCCGGATGGCCAGCGGTGCTCATGCGCTCCTGGGCCAGGCGCTGCTCACGCACCACGGCCATCATCCAGCGCACACTGTCGCGCTCGCCCTTGGTGTCCTGCAGCAGGCGGTCCACGGTTTCCACCGGCAGGCGGGCCTCACCCGCAGCACGGCGGATCTCCAGCTCACGCTTCAGCTCCACCACATCCGTGGCGGGAGCAGCAGGAGCAGCGGCACGCTCCACAGCGGCCTCAGGGGCAGCAGGCGCGGTCGCGACCGCAACCTCAGGCGCAACGGCCTGCACCGGGTCAACCCCGGCTGTTTCAAGAGTCATCGGGGTTGAATCGGAAGAACGGGTCAAACACACCGTGTCAGCACCCTCGGGCACCAACGCGGCATGGGCAAGGCGCCAGCTGCGAACCAGGTCCGCATCGGCATTCAGGGAGACAACATCCCCAGCGGAAAACAGCGCTCGCACACTCACGGCACAGCCAGAGCGCGCGAGCTGCCAGCCCATCTCCGCGCCAGGCGCATCAACGAACTGGGCCCGCCCCACCAGAGCTCCATCCTCAAACCGCAGACCGGTCAGCCGGCCGGCCATCCGATCCACGGTGCTGGTGTGATCCAGCATCACGGGAATCGGCGCCTCACCGAGCTGCACCGCATCCGGCGAGCACCTCAGCACAAGCCCACCCACGGGATTTTCTGAGGCGATCACCAGATCAATGGTCCGGTCCTCTTCGTTGGCCGAGGCGGGCCGCACGAACGCCGAACGCTCAATCGTCGAGGTCGAGGATGTCTCCATGGCGCTCAACATAGTGAGCGCCTACGCATCCTCCTCCGCGAAGAATTTCTCCACCGGCGTGTCCGGGATCCCCGGCGTCGTGTCCTGATACCCCGAGCCCTTCGTCAGGATCGCCAGGCTGCCATCCACACTGAGCGCCAGCTTCTTCGCCCGCGCCTCCTCCAGGTTGGCCTGCAGCTGCGCCAGCACCTCATCGGTGTAGGAGCCATAAACGCTCCGGTGCACATCCTCCAGCGAGCGGAAGCCCGCCGTCACCTCCGCCACCAGCATCGGCACCTCCTTCCCCGGATCCACCATCGCCAGCCGCGGTGGTGTCCACGTCCAGCGGGTCGGCACCCGCATCCCGCTCACCTCCCGCAGGCTCTGCCCAAACCACCGCGCCACCCGGTTGAGCAGCTGCGGCTCAAGGATCGTCGTCCGCCACTCCATCACCGCCGCATGGAACCCCAGCCGGCCCATCCGGATGCTGCTGTAGTTCACCTCACTCAGATCACCGCTCAGCTGCTCATAGGGCACCTCATACGCTGCCGCCACCGCCCGCAGGTGGTGCTTATCCACACTCACGTAATCCCCACTCACCGGCGGTTGTGCAAAGCGGATGTCTTTCCCCGGCGGCAAGATCTCCACCGCCCCAGGCTCCAGCGAATCCACCAAGCCCTTCGCATCCTCCGCCGCCACCGCCTCCGGGTCGCTGTCCACCACAAA